GAAGTCAGCTGTCCTGTGGACTTGGATGACACAGCAGGTCCATGTGTCACAAAAGCGTTTACGCCGTTTGTGACCACCGTGGCTTCTGAAATAGATGCCGCTGATTCACCGGAGTTATTTGCAACTATGACATAGTGGGCACCGTTATGTGTTGAGTCAACAAAAGTATCAATGGCAGTCGCCGCACTTGAAACTGTGACTGCACCAATGGTGTTGAAGTCTGTGCCTGTGGCATCCGACTCATCGTCGGCCAATCTTATTCTATAAAATTTTATTTTGACATCAGGGGTCTGTGGATCTGCCAATATTCTCACATTACCACTGCTGTCTATATTTGTTGTTAGTGTCACAAGAGAAGTGTTAGAATTATGTTGATTGTAAGTTGTTATAAAAGAATCTGTGCCGTCATGCACCACTAATGCCTCCATGTTAGTTACGTGTCCATTGAGTGTATCATCGGCAGAAATATAATATTTTGCTCCTCTATAGGATGCCTTAGCCCATGAGTCTAACACTGTTAAATTATCTGTAGGTGCCTTTAATCTTACCGCATATGCTTGTACAGTGGAAGCTCCAGAAGTAGAACTTGCTTTTACACTCACAATGCCCGACGATATGGTTGCCGAAATTTCCAACATGTCAGTGCTTTTTGAACTGACATTAGGACCTTGTGTGACAAAAACATTTGTTCCATCCGTGATTACATTGGCCTCACATATAAAGTTCTCATCAGATCCTTTTTGTCCTGTGACAACATAATGCACAGCATCTGTTACATCTGCCGGAAAACTATCAAATTCAGTAGCTGTGCTAGACACAATGGTGTTTCCTATGACTTTTCGTGTGCTGTCGCTGTTTGCTTCCTCAGATTCAGAGTCGCCAAATGCCACTATTCGGTTTACTATAACTTTTGTACTGCCACCTGCTGTTGCAGATCCTCTCAATCTAAAAGATGTTCCATTTATGTCCGCAGTCAAACTTATAAGACTGTTGTTGCCGGAAAAGAATTCGTTGTATGTTGTGATGTATGCGTTGGTTCCGTCGTGTGTGACCAATGCCTCAATGTTGCTGGTTTCACCTGTCGATTGATTTTTGACATTGATAAAATATTTTGCACCGACGTGTGCTCCGTGTGATATTGCATCCAGTGTCGTCACAGAGCTGTCGATGATGTCCACATGCATAATGTCATGCACCAAAACTAGTTCTCCTGTATAGCCTGTTGAGTCATCATCGCCTATGCCCACCCTAAAATATGCCATGGTGTTTGTTGGTGTGGTGGATCCGTCTGCATCTGTGGCTCTCAACCTTACTGATGCTGAACTGTCTCCTGAAGCGGTGATGTCGGCGTCAAAGGTTGGATGATTGTCCGCAGGGTCTGTTCTGTTTACCGCCGAGGATGTTACAAACGCATTTGCAAAATTATGTAAGACCGAAACCTTTTGTGTTTCCAAACTGCCATGCACTAGGTCACGTGTAATCACATGATACAACGCTCCGTTATACTGACTGGCTGTGAAATCATCAACAGTTCTTTCTGAAGCAAGTAAAGATGTAACCTCTCCGGATGAGGTAACGTGATCTATGACAGTTTCTGTGTTTCCACCTGCTGTAACGCCGGCATGTGTTCCTATGTTACCGGATGTTGCAGTTGTGGTGTTTGGTCCAAGTCCAACAGCAAAGAATGCCAAAGCATTTTGCACGGTTGTTGACCCATCACTGACTCCTGTTGCCTGTAGTTCGACATTTGAGCCGTTTATTGCAACATCATATGAATTGATATCATTCATGGCACCTGACTTGTTGATAAACGATTCTGTAATGAATGCGTCCTCGGTACTGCCATCACTGGTGACTCCATGATTGACTGATAATTTGTTAAGTATGAATTCACTATTTGTCACATCCTTTTGCACAGTGTGAAACCACACACTATCGAAAGAAGTTTTTGCAAACGAATTAATTGTTTTTTGACTACTGACATCCGGACTGGCAGAGCCACGGAAAGTCATTGCGTCGATTGTTGTGGATGCCGTGTTACTGACAGTCTGTGCACCTATGATATTTTCAAATGTGCCACTGCTATCTGACTCATCATCTGCCAATGCTACCCTGTACATGGTCACCCTACAGGTTCCTGTGGTACCATTTGCTCCTCTTAACCTCACATTGCCTCCACTTATGTCTGCCGTGAAAGTGGCCAACGGAGTATTTTCGGCATTGGTTATTATTGTGTTGTAAACATTAATAAATGCATCACTGTTGTTATGCACAACAATGGCCTCGCTGTTTTGAACTTCGTTGGTGGTCGTGTTGTTGACCGAAATATAGTACTTGGCACCTCTATAAGTTCCTGTACCAAATGAATCTAGCGTTGCGGCGGCTGAATCAAGATCTGCAACAACAACGGTCGACACAGCTCCGTCACTGAATCCAGAAGAATCGTTGTCTCCCAACCCAATTCTGAAAAAGGATAATGCAGTTTCATCTGATCTCGTTGAGTCCGATAGCAATGGTGACTCCGCTTTGAATCTCACTTTACCTACAGCACTCCTAATGTCCGATGACGTTCCAATAATTTTGTCATCGTTCTGTGTTTTTATTATAAAAGATTCCAAATCAAAAGCGTCGAACGTACTTCCATCTGATGTTCCTTGTGCGATTGTTTTTTTGAAAGTAGAAAAATGTATTGAACTATCTGCAGAAGCATGTCTCTGTAAAACATAGTACCATGCACTGTCATATTTTGACTGGTCAAATTCATCAACCACGCTTTCTGAATCTGTTATTGATTCGTGGGCTCCGTTGGCTCTGTTTGCTGAAAGTTCTGTGGTTTCGGAAAAACCTATCGTGTTCTGAGCATCTTGTATTTGTGTTTCACCCAAAGCGATAGGTACCGTTACGAATGTTAAAGTTTTAGATCCGTCTGTTCTTAAGAATTGTCCAGTTGCTCCATCCGAGTTTGGCAATGCGAATCCGTTTACGACAACCGTACCTGTGCCACTGCCTGTGAATTCAATGTTGTCATTAGAAAGTTTTGCTTTAACAACGTTATCTGTGATTATTGTTCCTGACGTTGAAAGCGTATTGTCTCCTATTGATAAAGAACTGAAAGTTCCAGCGCCTGGTGTGGTGCCGCCAATAACAACATTGTCTATCGAACCTCCGTCCAGGTCTATGGATCCAAAAACAATTTTACCTGTTCCGTTTGGTTTAAGTTCCAAATTGCTATTGGACTTGGTGACTTTGATCACATTATCGGATAGACTAAAACTTGAATCTATTGTTAGATTGGATATGTTGACAACACCAGTTCCTCCTGGCGTCAATCGTAAGTCAGCATTTGAACTTGTCGAAATAATATTGTCATTAATGGTAATATTATCAATTGGTACAGGAGCCGCAAATGTTGTTGAGCCAGTTGACCCATCATTAGCTGACAAACTACCGAATGTAGAAAGTCCTGATACATCTAAATTACCTGTTGTTGATAAATTTTCGTTTCCGAAACTAATTGCTCCGGATGAATCGTTAATGATTCCATTCAATAAATCCAACTGTCCAAACTGTGATCCTGTTGCCGCAGAAAGCGTTCCTGTAGTGGTTAAGTTTTCATCTCCAAAACTTATTGATCCACCTACAAAATTGACTATCAGTCCATCGCTTAGATCGATATTTCCAAACTGTGATCCAGATGCTCCAGATATTGTGCCATCAACCGTTGCCGCTCCTTCTACTCTCAACGTGCCATCAACGTTAACATTTTCGTTGATGTTTATAATTGTAGAATCATCTGAACTTATAGTTGTGCCAGAAAATCCCACGCTTGAAATTTTTATTTTACCAGACCCGCTAGGAACAATTTTTAAATCGTCGTTAGTGCGAACTGTTTGAATATTATTATCATTAATTTTTATTCCAGGAAATACGATAGTGCCTGTGCCACTTGGTTTAAGCACCAAGTCTGCGTTCGATGATTTTGTGCTAATATTATTTCCAATAAAGGATATGTCAGATTTTACTGTATCAAAGTCAAAGACTTCAGTAAAGTTGTCGTTTAACTTATTACCGGCGATTCTTATTGTATCACCTGTTCCGTCGTTACCTGCAGATCCTACATCAATTATTTTTTGGGCCATATCGACTAATATTTAGTGTATTTTGATATATGCGCCTAGTGGCTATTAGCCAGTGCTTATTTTGACATCGTTTCCTGATCTAAACAGTCTACCTGCCACTCCTGGGTCCGAAGTTGGAAGTGCTGTGAAATCTACCTGTGCTCCGGAAACTTCTAAATGGCCTGCCACTGAAGTTTTTGTGTGTCCCACTCTAAATCTTTCTGCTAATGAAGAACCATCATGTGTTTTTACAAAAACTTCATTTGACGTTCCTGATGTTCCATCCATCTTCAGTTCCGCTCTCACATTTCCGCCGGATTGTTGGAAACTGATTCCAGGTGTGTTTGCGTCTGCTGTTCTCTGAAGTGTAATTACTGCATTTGGTTTCTTGATGTGTAGGTCTGTGTCCGGTGAACTAACTGAGCCAATTCCAACCTGTCCGCCTGCTTTCAGCAATATGTCTCCGGTACCATCTGTTTCTAGTGTGATGTCGCCGTTTGTGCCATCAGTAATTACGATTGTTCCTGAATTTGTTCCAGCGTTGGTGCTTAAAGTCAAATTTTCAGTGCTACCGGTCGTAACTGTTTCTACGTCCACCCTACCTGTGACCGAAACACCATTTGCAGTTGTTTCGAACTTTTTAGTGTTGTCATGATAAAGTTCAACAGCCCCATCGGCAACACCCTTCAACATAGTTTCTGAACTGCTATCCTTGCCTAGTATTACATTGTTGTCACTCTGTAGATAAAGGCTTCCAGTTCCTGTCTCTCTTATAATTGAATGACTTCCGTTATGGAATATCTTTAGGTCATCGGCATCACCAAATCCTACATAGTTGTCAGTGGTACTGCCATCGTCTACTGATAAAATGCCTACGACTTTTACTTTACCTGTGCCTGCCGCTGTAAGTTCTAGATTGGCGTTGGAAGCCGCAGTTGTGATTGTGTTGTCGGTTATTGTTATTCCGCCGTCTACGTCTAAAGAGCCCGTGACTTTTGCTCCACCACCTTGTACTCTGAATGCTTCTGCCAGACCACCTGCTACCGTAAAAGTCTGGAAGATCAATTCGTTTGCTGTTCCGCTTGTGCCATCGAATAGGATCTTCGATCCGGATGTGCCTGCCGAACCTATGAAATCTATGCCAGGGACATTGGCATTGTCTTGCCTTTGAATTTTAAGGAAAGGTGTAGCGGAAACCAATCTTAAATCAGTGTCTGTTGTGACTTCACCTGTTCCTGATGCAGATAATTCTAAGTTTGCATTTGATGCCGATGATGTAATGGTATTATCTGTAATGTCGATGCCATCATCTATGTTTAACACACCAGAGACTTTTACGCCTCCTGTGCCGTTACCTGATAGTGTTAGATCACCATTTGTTATCAATGATGTGATTGCGTCATCTGTGATCTGTAATTGATCGACTTCCACAATTCCTGTGCCGTTGGGTTGAATAACAACATCACCGTTAGTGGTCTCGTTTGTGAGCCTTCCACCCAGACCTGATGCTGACAGATCATCAAAAACTTCTATAAAATTGTCGTTGATTTTGTTCATGGCGGTACGCAAAGTATCGCCAGTTGCTGAATTTCCTTCTATTCCTACGTCTATGTTTAATCGTGCCATATAATCTTTTTGTGTATTTATTAAATAAAATTGATGTTCATCGAGACTTTAAAAACGATGCGATTGTACGAACGCCAGTCAAAACTGGGCACCTACCATACGTTTCACCGAAAAAATACCGTATATGTTTTCAAGTGCGATTCCTGTGGAGTGCAATTTTTGAGGGCAAGAGCGAAGATAGATCCCGAAAGAGCAACCAACGATTACAAGCACGTTTGTTCTTATTGTGATGTTAAAAAGTTTGCCCAAAAACAAGGCGTAAAAATGCGTAAGGTATACAAACTGGATTGCTCAAGCACGTACACACTTTAATATTGCATCCAATTGATCTTATCACGCTCTCCATCGATCCAGCGTTTTAGGTCAGCGTATATTCCCACTCTAATATTTGATTGATCAAAGTAGTGTCTAATGAAAGGATTAAGGTTGATGTATTCTCTCCGGTTCACAAAATAGAAATTTGTTTTTGGATATTTTCTAAAAGTCTGCCTAAGATGGAACAACCATTCATATTTTAAATATGCCTTCATGCTTATTCTTGAAGGATAATTGTTTGAATTTTTATAGATATTGTTTTGTTCTCTGCTTTGCACACCTTCCTGATATTCCCATTGTCTTGAACCCAATATATCAAAAGCCAATATTATTATATTTTTTATTCCGGATTCCGCCGCCAACAAGATCGCTGAACAACCAGATCCCCTGTGTTCAGAAAAATCCAAAGTTCTAATCTTGGTACTGCGTTTGATATCACCGCCTCGCCATATCCTATAAAGTTTAAGTCCTTTTGGTATGTCAGTGGGATCATCTCCTGGTATGATGTAGTTCCAATCCACAATGTCATCTGGTCCATATATCCTCGGTGACTCTTTGCCATTGTTGTGCCATGCTTTTAATTCCTCATACATTGGTGGATTTACAGCAACTATGTGATCACACAACAAAGGATGGTCTCTATAGATTGCGTTACAACCCCATACCTGGCCATGGCCTTTTAATTGTTCTATTGGAAATATGTTTCTTGATTCACCGTTGCCGATTATGAATGCTGTGTCCATTACACCCCAAATGATTCTCCACAACCACAACCGGACTGTGCATTAGGATTTGATATTTCAAACTGTGCACCAAAAACTTCTTCTTTCCAGTCAATCTTTGTGCCTGCAACATACATCATTGATGCCTCATCAACAATAAAGTATTTTCCTGTGCCCAAGTCTGTCACTTCATCATCCTCTTTAACATCTTCTTTCTTGTCTACAAATCCCCACTCATACTTGAACCCTGCACATCCACCACCTTTAACCATGAGGCTGATTGCGTATTTGTCTGGATTCTTATCCAATAACTTTTCCATTTGGTGTTTTGCTTCTTCTGTTATATCGAACCATTTCATACAATTAATTATCCTTAGCCTTGTCCAATCCTTGCAACTCCGACTGACAACCAAAACTTTGTTGCGTCTTTCTTGCGTTGGAAACTCATGTATGCGTTCTGATGCTCCCAATGATTCATTGGATGTACCACATCACCCGCTGGTTCGAACCACCATCCCCATTTTCCATTGCAATTTAACTGGCACCATTCTATTAGATCTCCGCCAACACCATTTGAATTCATGTCAATATTGAATTTAAATTTTTTCATGTAGCCACAATCATTTGGAATATCTTCCAAGCTCGGATTTATCTTTTTGATTTTAACTTTGCCGTATGTCTTCATTGCCAATTTTTAACCACCCAGTCATCACCGCAGTTGAACGGCTTCGGTTCACCATGGAACACTGCCACGTTATTTTCAGGAGTAATGTCTGCGGGTTTCCTAAATATTTTTTTTCCATCTTTGTTTAAAATTTTTGTGTCCTTCAATCCAATCATTTCCCATTTGTAACTTCTTATCCAGTTATCCGGAAACCAATTGATGTCACTACTTGCTCTTTTCGTGATCCAGTCCTGATCTCCATGATTCTGTGCCATTATTTTCGACGCATTTGCTTTAAACTCGTCCCATAGATAGTTCATAGAGCCAGCCTCCCATCTCATCACACTCGAGTTGCTCATTTTCCAATCTTTTACCCTACACCTATTGAAATCTCGTATGATATGAAACTTTCCAGGATTATGTGTGAACAAATTATCAATGTTGTTGAAAATTATTACATCCAAGTCAAAATATAATATGTTGCCTTTCAATGGAAAATGTCCTCCAAACATCCATAGTTTGCTCCACCATGTCTTTATTGCAGGATCATTTGGCAACTGGATTGTTTTTATGTGGGGATCTAAGCCTTTTGGGTCATCTGTGATACAATGAAAATCATATTCCACATTAATATTTCTTTTGCACATATTATAAAGTACATTTGCATATTTCGAAATATATTTGTTACCCCATTTGACGCAAACTACGTGATTCATAACCCTCCCTCAAATAATCCATTTGTATTTTCTTCCAGTCATCGCTTTCTAAAGTGTATGGAAAATAGTTTTCCCAAGTTTTAGATCCAATTACATGGATACTTTGGATATTTAAATTATTTTTCATTATATCGTAAACTTCCGAAAAAGATTTATTTTGGAAGCCTAACTTCATGTCCACCTGTCCTATTTTAATGTAGCCTAAGGCCAATTTTGGATCTTCCCAATCGTACCCATTTACTTTCAACCAAGTCCTGAAATCTTCCATTTCCTGTTTTTTGAATTCGTTCTGTTCAGTGATTGTTTGCCCCCATTCTATATCTAATTCACCTGAATAATATTTTTGATGATTTATTTCAGAACACAATGCATCTGTCATCTTTGGTGCATGTTCATCTCTGAAAACCTCATACAAAGTTTTTCCTATTTGGCTCCAATGTAGATAAACTCCACCTAGTTCACGATCATATCTATTTTGCTTAAAAAGTTCAAAATCTTCTTCGTGTAGCTTATATCTTGGTGCATTTAGGAACGTTGTGATTTGGCTGGGCCTTATCCATTCAGGATTATAATGTTTTTTCCTATTTGCGTTTACCCAACTTTCAATTTCATGACACAAATTATTCAATTGCCTTATTGAATATTTGGTTTCGTAATCGGCCTGTTTGTAATACTGTGAAATCTGCCATGCCGATCCCTGTAGATCCTCGAAATATCTATGTAATTGGTTACAGGCATCATGCTTTAATCTTAGTCCATTGTTTTCAGTATATTGGAAATCATCGGTAACAAACGGATGTATTTGCGGATAAGCAGGATCAAAATCAAAATTGTTTATGACCGATATGGTTTTATTTAATTCACCTACCAGATATCTAAGATCTCTTTGCGAATCCGCCCAACCTAACCAACAAAAATTTTTTTCTAATACACGTTTGTTTACTAGATTATCCTTTAGGGCATCCAAAAATCTTTGCCCTAAAGGTGTGTCATATATGTTTATTCTTAGTTGTTTGTTGTTTAGTTGAACAACAATGTTTTCAAATAGAAAATTATTTTCTTGAATAGATGGCACTATTTGCTCCGTGTTCCATGCACTCTACACTTTCTACAAAACACCTGCCGTCTGTTTTTTCCTTGATCAATTTATCTGCAAAATCAAATGCGTGTTTGGCAAACATTTCTGCTCCAACCCCGTCAAAGATTCTGACTTCAGCAAGATCATGTGTTTCAAGTTCCTGTAATTTTTCAATTTGTGGATCATTTTTGTCCAATGCCAGTTTATGGTCAAAATGATCTTCAAGCCAGGCTTTCAAAGGTTTGAGTCCACCAAAATCCACTGCCCAGTTTTTATTGTCTAGTGTTTTACATCCAAAAGTAAATTTAAATGCAAGACTATATCCATGTAGTAAATGGCAGTGTGAGTGGTCTGCGTTGGGTTGTCGGAACACACAGGCCAATCCTATGTTGTGTCCATATGTTTTTGTCGAGTAGTAAGTCATCTTTTCTCCTTAATGATGACTTGCAGAGTGTTTATAGAGGGATGAAAGTCTTTGAGTCCTCTCATTAGTGTAACCTTTTTTTTGTGTCTCCAAGGTCAAGTCCTAATTCTTCCGATGCTGATCTAATTTTGTCAGTAAGCTCGTTGGGTATATTTAACTCTCCGTCAATTATACTCTTTAAAAAGTGTACCAGTACCGAGAACTCTGGTTTGTTTGCCACAGTCTCTGGATCAACACCATGTTGTTCCATAGCGTTCAACATCGATTCAGATACATCGACCAAAGCATCTATACTTCTCTTTTGCTTTTCAAACATTAAACTATTATTCCTGGTTTCTTCGGCACTTCTATTTTACTAAACACCTTTTTATATTCTTCTTTGATTTTATCGTTAATGTAGGCAATAGAAGTAATTTTGTCTTTGGCAATATTAATAGGCTTATCTTGTTCAGCGGTTGAAAAAAAAGTGCCAAAAGCAAGTCCTTGTGGACCTTGCATCAACACCAGTGCTTTTTCGATACTGATGTATGAATCTTGCCCACTTTTGTATTTTGCAATCACTTCTTCGCCGGACGCAAGTTTCAGAGTAATATGATCTCCATCATTTATATTTTCAAACATATCTATATTATAAACTTTATTTAGAATTTGTCAATTGTTTGTTGACCCATGTGGCCAAACCTTCGTAGGACTCTTGAAAAACATTTTTGTGGACCTTCCATTCTTCTGGCATCTGCCATTCAGAGTTGTTTACCACAATCCATCTGCAATCCGAATGTTCAAAAAGTTTGTCAAATTGGTATATCCAGTATCTTGGGTCAACTGGTCTTTTTATATAAGTGTAGCCCGTGGATCCTTTATAGATGTTATTGACATTACTTGGTTTATTTTCTTTTCCTAGTCCATATAGATCCATACCAATAAGGAATATTGCCTTCGGCTTAAAACTCATGCCAACCAGTGCGGCAAATTGACCTGTACCCCAATGGAACGGATCATCTGGCCTTTTTTCTCCTTCGTATGGTAAGTCAGGAACCTTTTTAACATTTGGCCAGAACGCAAATTGTTTGTACCAATTCTCTCTAGTGTAAATTGTTGTGTTTTTGCCACAGGTGTTTGCGGCCTCTTGGCACATATGTCGGTCACAGGCAACAATATAATCTAGATTATGATCCCGGAAAATTGCATTGCAACCAACCACAGTGGTAATACCTTTTAGTACAGTTATGTCAAAACCACGCCTACTTTCTCCATTGCCTATCACACTTACAAACTTGGTCATAATACTATTTAATCACCCCTTTAAACGCACACAGACGCCTTTACACTGCTGGTAAAGTGTTTTGTGTCCAAGTATATCCTAGTCATTATATGCTACTAGTTTCCACACCGTTTTGTACTGATCCCATGCCTTCTGTAGAGCCGGATATTTTCTACGTAGACGTATTGCTTCTGTTCCAACCATTTCTTGTTCGTACATTGCCTGTTCAGAATCTTTAGCAAATGGTGACTGCTCCACCATTTGACGTTTACCGTTTGGTAATTGTTCATATACGGTCTCCCCACCGTCGGGAGAAACATACATTGGATTTTTTACCAGCCGCTTCGGGCGTTTAAATCTTTTATTTTTTTGTCTACCCATTCTATTAATTTTAAATTTTTTTCTTGCTCCGTCAATTCACCCCTCAGTTCTTGTAGCACTAACAACAACTGCCATTCTTTGGTGCTAAGTGAGTTGTCTCCGTCCATCAGTCTTTGCTTTTGTAAGTATCATTTTCACTATAATATTCAAAATGGTCAGCGTCTGGATGAGCATATCTCATGCCGCCAATTTTGGCAGAGTCTCCTTTGTGTCTTGGTATGAAATGTATGTGCGGCCACATAATGGTTTGCCCTGCACAATTTCCTATGTTCATACCCACATTGAAACCAGCCATTTTACCTTCTTTTATCCATTCTTTGCCACAATAATAGGCAAGTTTATAAGATTCTCCTATGAATTCGGGTGTGTCTTTTTTTGGAATGAAAAGGGTATGTCCTTTTACACACGGATATTTGTCTTTGAATACGCCTGTGTATTCATTTTCAAAAATTGGTGTGTCGTTC